ATGGCGACGTACCGCAAACGTGGAAGTACGTGGCGCGCGGAGATTGCGAAGAATGGCGCGCGTCTATCTGGAACATTCGAATCGAAGGCAGAAGCCGTTGCATGGGCGCGAGAGAAGGAAGCGGAGCTTGGGCGAGGCGGGATGATCGCCCCGTCGGCGAACAAGAAAACGTTCGCCGACGCGCTTCGGCGTTACCAGCAAGAAGTTTCCCCCACCAAGCGGGGAGCGCGATGGGAAATCTTACGATTGGCTGTCATCGTCAAGCTGGAATGGACGAGCGAACGGATCGGCAGAGTCACGCCCGATCACGTCGCGAAGTGGCGCGACGGTCGCCTCAAAACAGTGAAGCCCTCCACCGTGAACCGAGAGCTGAATCTGATATCCGCCGTGTTTGAGCACGCCCGACGCGAGTGGAAGTGGATCGTAATCAATCCTGTGCGCGATGTCCGGCGTCCGACAAATCCGCGCCCACGAGACCGTCGTATCACGCAAGCCGAAGAGAATACGATGCTGAGGTACCTCGGTTACGAACGGGACCGAGTACCGATTACGGTGCAGCAGCATCTTGCTGCTGCGTTTCTGCTGGCCCTTGAAACCGGGATGCGGCAGGGAGAAATCCTCGGCCTCACATGGGACCGCGTGTTCATCAAGCAGCGCTTTGTGCGGCTCGAAGTGACGAAAAACGGTGATGTTCGCAATGTCCCCTTGTCATCGGACGCGGTGCGTCTCTTGGAATTGCAACCGCGGCTGCTTGGGGAAACACGGTGCTTCCAGATCGAATCGGCGTCTGCCGACGCGCTTTGGCGCAAGGCCAGGAACAAAGCAAAGATCAAAAACCTGAGGTTCCACGACTCGCGACACGAGGCGATCACCCGTCTCGCGAAGAAGCTCGACGTGCTCGACCTCGCACGCATGATCGGGCACCGAGATCCGAAGTCCCTGATGATTTACTACAACGCGACCGCGAGCGAGCTTGCCTCGAGACTCGGCTAGTTCGTGGGTGATCTATTACGACGGTTGCCGGCGTCGTCGGCCGGCTCGGCCGACCGGCAGCCGGCCCCGGTTCTGCCTTGCCCAACCGATGACCTCACCAGCAAACCAGCGCTTGCGCGCCAGCGCGCCAGGAACCGCCTGGACGGGTGACGGAAATCCCGGACGGGTCACGACAAACCGGGAGACAGTGTCGATCGACAGGTGCAACCATCCGGCGATCGCGGCCACATCCCATAGGCGATCCTCGAGGGGCAGAGAGCACTTCTCCAAATCCTTGAGCAGCGCTTCCAGCCTCGGAACAAGCAGTTCGATTTGTTGTAATGGAATCACAAACGTCACCTCTCGAACACCCAGCACTTCACCGTCGCCGGTAGCGCATGATTTTGCGGATCGCGACTGCGGATGGCGCTGCGGACGGTTTTGACGTCCAAGAAGCGCCGTGTACGACTCGTTCGAAGGTGGCGCTTTAGCTCGGTCAGCGGCGGCACGGTTTGTCGGCGATCGGCGGCCACCGTCGCGAAGTGATTGAGGTTGACAGCGATTAGCCGCTCGTCGGCAGAGTGATTGAGCCGTGGCTCGACCTTGTCACCGTCGAGGTACTCGAACATGTCCCAGAACTCCTGGACGATGGGGTGGTCGGCGTTGATGGCGCGTTGCCGCTCGGCCGCAAATGCGGCGAGCCGCGCGTGTACCTGCTTCACGCGTTCCTCCCCGAGCGGAACGATGCCGGCAAGGGCGTCGACCAAGGCCATCAGCTGAGCATGATTCTTTGCGATCCGGGGGCTTCCGATATCGGGGCGCGCCATAAGTTCGGCCTCATACCGTGGCGTCGACTTCTTGATGACCTCCACGACATGGGCCTCGCGTACGATTGCAGCCAACATGAATCCGCTCACCTCGTCGACGGGGAGCCGCTCGAGGATCTCCGCTGACCGCTTCGATGCGTGCGTCTGCCCTCCGCGATCAAAATGCAGGTGCACGATGCGTTGCAACACGGCATCGCTGGCAGACACTTGGGCGTTCTGGCTAATGACGACGGCGCCGCGGAACGGCGGCTCGCGTGTTTCGTTGCCGCCGTTTTTGACGCCGGTAGCTCGCACGCTGCGGCCGTTGTAGGCGGTTTTCAGTTCGTCCCAATCAAACGTGCGCGCCTTTGCCGTGTCGTCGCTCCGATCGCCCTCGATCAGGACGACAGGCATGCCGGACACCTGAGCAAAATTTCGCGCTCTGGCGGCGAGTGACGACTTTGACGGGTCGAAGCCTTCGTAGTCGCGACGGCCGAGCAGCTTCCAAAGGAATTCGATGAGCGTCGACTTGCCGGCGCCGGCCTCGCCGACAATCTCCAGAAACGGGAAGCTTTTTTGGTCGGCCCGGATTTGTTCTGCGAAGAGCGCACCGAACCAAAAGGCGAGGGCGACGATGCCCTTTTCGGTGAAGCAGTCCCATAAGTGTTCGAGCCATTCGAAACGTTGGTTCTCGAACTCGCGCGTGATGGTGAGGTGGACCGACTGGTTCAACGTCTTGATGCTGAGCTTTCCAATGTCGAAGAAGTCCTCCTCATTCAGCCCGTAGCACTGTCCGTTTTTGACCGCTAGGTCGTTCAGAATCCAGGCGCCATGCTCCTTGCTATAACCGACAAAGTCGATGGTCTGGACCGATCGAATGCCGGCCATCTGGGATTTCAGATACCGGTCGAGCTGTGCTCCGCTGCCCGTGTAGAAGCCTCCTGGTGCGACGGCTAGCAATCGCTTCTTGAAGTCGCTCGACGAGGCAATCTGTCCGCCCGTGAACGTATTTTTGACGGGTGATCCTCCGTTGGGGAAATCGATGCGAAAGTAGTACCAAGACTCGTCGGTGAGCGCGTTGGCTTGGTAGTAAAGCGCGGTCGGCAAGCAGTTTGCAATCTCAGACACGGTTCCCGATTCGCTTAGCGCGTAGGCTCGCCTTTCTTCCTCGGAAAGCTGCGCTTGCTGCTCGGCCGCTTCTCGCGCGCGATCGAATCGATCGACATCGAGCTTGAACCAGTACAGTCGAGAGTCGTAGTCGAACGGGAATTCGCGAAGCCCACGCTTCCCGTAGATGAGAACAGCTTTGTCGAACGCCGTCTCGGCAATCATCAGCGCGCCGAGATAGCGGTATTCGGCGATATCGGCATCGGTCAGTGCGCCGCTTTGGTGAAGGTCATTCCAATCGATCTTCTTCTTGCTTTGCGACGCAACGGCTGCGTCGCATGTGAAGCCAGCGTCACGGGCCTTACGTAGCCATTTCCTCGCGTAGCTGCGGCCGGCGCGGTCACCATCAAGCGCCCACACGATGCTAGGGCACGAGCGACCTCGAGCAATGGCTGACTCGCGTAGGTTGGTCAGCGCTTGCGCGGGATAGTTGTTGCACGACATAAGCGCCACTGCGGCGATGCCGTGGTGGAAGAGTGCGATGGCGTCGAAAATTCCTTCGACGAGCCAGAGCTCTTCCGTGTCGCAAAGGTCGAGCGTGGGTGGCTTCCACCAGTGCCCGGCATAGCTGCCGCCATACTTGAAGTTTGCCTTCTTGCCGAAGCGGGCAGGTTCGTCGATGATGCGCTCCCACCACGTGTCGGCGATTGCAAAGCGCACCGTCGCAGAGCCAGCTTTGAGCTTGGCATCGTAGTACTGCTCTTGCGAGTACCAGCCCCCGATGCGGGCAAGGTCGAAGGCGCGGCCGAAGCGCAAGTAGGCGTCGGCTGCGGCGCTCGGATTCGTCGGTGAGCAGACATAGCGCTCCGACCACTTCTCGAAGAGATCGGGGTACAGCGCTTTCACATGTTCACTGTAGCCGCATCTGTTCGCTCTGCCGCATCGTATGACCCAAGGGCCTTGGGCGTTGGCGAACAGCTCCGTTTTGCCGCATTCCGGGCATCGGCCCTGCTGTAGCCAGCGACCGTCCTCGTTTTGTTTGAATGCAAAATCGGCTGTCAATCGACGTACAACGTCGTGGTACAGGTCAGGGTTCATGTCAGTTTATCGCGGCGGTGTCGCTGGGCTCGCTCGCCGCTCAACGCGACGGTTCTGTGGGGGCGACGGGGCGATCGACTGTCGCCGGGCCGAACACGATGTCGCTCAGGGCACTCGCCGATCGCGGGAACGACAGTGCGAGGCGGTCGCTTAGCGCGGCGACAAACAGGCCGATCGTGCATTGCCGTTGCAGGCTGCCGGGACGACTGTCGAAGCGCAAGGAACCGGCGGCGCCGACGATGGCTGCGAGGAGGTCGGCGTCGTGGTGCAACGCTTCACGCGGTGGCAAGCGACACCCCAAAGCGGGGCTCTTGTTCGCGCTCATACGCGCACCTCGCGGGCTCTGAGGGAATCCGCGTATTCGGCCGCCACTGACAGGGTGATTCGCAATTGGGTCTTCGGTCGGCGAAGCAGTACCCTCGGCAGCGAGCGATCGGGAGATACGGCTTCGACGATCCATCCTCGGTCGAGGAGGACATCGACGGTGCGGCCGGCAGATTCAGAAAAAACGCCGGTATCGAGGTAAAGCGCCCAAGTTGACCGCGCGCGGTTCTCGAAGAGATGCCGGCAGTCGCGCAGATACATCGAATGGTCGTCGACGGAGATGTGTCGGCCGATTGTTGCGAGCGCGGAAAGGTCAGCGCTGACGGCACGGATTGTCCGTTCGGCTCGTTTCAAGCTCCTCAAGCGAGCCGCATGCCGGTCATGCTCGTGGGCCACGATTTCTTCATAAGTGGTCGGGTGCTTGTAGGTTGTCGAGCGCTTCATACGACCTCCCGAGGCGGGACGGACCACACGACGGCCGCAAGCACGATCGCCAGCGTCGCAGCGCCGGCAGCGACGGCTGCGAACGGTCCGAACCGACGGGGCGTGCGACGCAAGCCCGCGGCAGCAATCCAGGTCATCCCGGCAAGCGAAGAGCTGAGCATCAACAAGATGCCGATTCCGAAAATGTATGCCTTCAACATATCGTCCTTCCATGTGTTTTCGCGCGGTAGCGCGAGCTGTGTCAGTCGTTGGCGCTGCGTCGTTTGAGGTCGGTCGTGGGCGTGATTCGACGTAGCTCGCGCGTCCGCATCGCGCGAGCGGCGCATTCGATCGCACGCCGGACAGCGGTGCGACGCATCGATGCATCGAAATCGCCAGCCATGCGCAGTCGATTCCAGGCCGCGCGCAGTTCGGGTTCCGTGAACGTCTCTGTCATCGCTATTCGCCTCGCTCAGTGCAGCCAGACGAGCTGAGGCATGCCGGCGGCCGTGTCCCAATGGCATGTCACACCGAAGCCGAGACTGCGTGCGGTCGCGATGAACGTCTCGAGCCGAATCTCGGTTCCGAAGATGCGCTGCAGGTAGGCGCGACGTTCGTTGGCGTCGAGTCGCGACAGAGGAAACGGGGTGAGCAGTTGCGTGCAGGCTGCCGGCGACCAGTCGACGCGATCAGCAGGGAGTTTCTTGAACGACGCCATATGAGCCTCCAGGGTTAGCCGACGAGCGGTAGCGGTTTGACGAGCGGGGCGAGCGCATCGAACTTCCCGACAGGCATGCTGAGCAGTCGGGACACGTGGTGGAGATTCGCGTACAACTCGCCGGCAAGACCCAACTGCGTCGTCGCCGCAAGGTCCTTGAGGAGCGCCCCGCGATAGCGCAACGCAGACAGTTGCTGATGGACCGTCAGCCGGCCGACACATTGAGGCAGCAACCGCCCCTCGAGCACGTCGAGCACCCAAACGCGAAAGGCCTTCGCACGCTCGGTGCGGGCGAGCATGCCAAGGAGGTAGCAACCCCGAGGACTGAAGATGCGGACCTGCTGGCGCCCGCCCGCCGTATCAAGTTCGACGACCCGGCACATCTGGTCGGTGAATTCGTCGGCGTTCGATTCGAACAGCTTGTGAATCGAAATTCTCCCCTTCTTGTATCCGAGGGCGTCCCCGACTTGGGGACCCCTCAACCAGGGGACGTTGTGAATGTCCACAACGTCAAACTCCACGTCCTCGAATACAAGAACGGTGGATGGATCGGCGGTTTGCATGGCCCAGCTCCTTTTTTTGAGCAAACGGGGGCCCCTCGTGCCGAAGCGGCACGATGCGAGGGGGGAACGGCAGACGGTGGGTTAGTCGGTGGGCTTGCGTTGCTTCGCAAGCCGCGCTTCTACGTGCGGCGACATCGGCAGATCGAGCGCCGGATCTGGCATGAGCGAGGGAGACAGCGTGCGCGAGAATTCCATGTTCGCGACGTACCAGTGGCAGCACTTCTCGTTGTCGCAGCGGAACGTGATTTCGCGGAACGTCGGCGACATTTCGCGGCTGCTGCGGGCAATCGCGCGCTCGCGGCAATGTGGGCAGCGGTTCAGGATTCGCATCGCTGTTTCCTTTCGACGAGGTACAGGGTCTGTCGACGGCGTGTTGCTTGCTGCACGGCATGTCGCAAGCGGCGCTTGGCCAGCCACTCGGCCGTCTGCGCAAGTCCCGGCAGGCCTTCTTGTTCGCGGATTCGTTCCAGCACGTCGAGGTCGGTCTCGGTGAGGGCTAAGTCCATGCTGGTCTCGGGCATCGTTTGAGCAACTCTTAGTTGGCGTTTGTCGTCTTCTTTCAGGCTAGGGTGCGGCGGATAATCGCGTCGTCCCGCTTTGCGAGCAGGGCCGCGGCTTCTTGCATGAGGATCGCTCGGAGCAACGCGGCCGGCTGTTGTCCCTGGTAGTTCGCCAACGCTGTGATCACGTCGTGCTCGTAGTCATCGAAACGAAGTGTCAGCCGGTGATCGCGGACGCGTTTGGGGTCTGTGTACATGCTCGTTCCTTCGAAGGTCAGGAGGTGGTGCTTTTCGCAGGGCCACCGCCGACGAGCGGCAGGCCGGCCAGATACGCGCGACGCGCCATGCTTGCCATCGAACGGTTTTCCTTTCTCGAAAGCCGCATGAGCGAGGCTCGCTCGTCAGGCAGCAGTCGCATCGAAATCGGTTTGCCGCTTACTACCCCGATGGGCGCGCGGCGTGGGCCTTTGTCGTTGGGCATGGCAGGTATACTCAGCTCGGTTGTGCTTCACTGTAAGCAAAATATAAGGTACTCAAAAAGAAATCGCAAGTTAACTTGGTACTCGAATGGAAACTTTCGGCGATCGTCTTCGCGTAGAGCGCATGCGCATGGGGCTCAGCCAAGAGGAACTGGCTGCATTAGGCGGTAAGGGCAAGCAAGCGCAGCTGAACTACGAATCGGGAAGCAGGGCGCCCGATGCCAACTATCTGCTGGCGCTCGCTGAAGCAGGGGTGGACATCGTCTATGTCCTGACGGGCGAGCGCGCGAGCACAAATGCCGACGCCGTCGTTCTGAACGATGACGAGCGCGAGATTCTTCGCAAATTTCGCCTGCTCAACGAAGCGGGAAAGGGCGCCGTCGAAGCCGCGATGAACGGGTACCTCATGTCCGGTGCCTTCACCGTGTCCGGGAAGCCGGATAAGCGTATCCCACGGCTCGCGGCGAACCGTGCTGCCGCATTGAACGCGGAAACTGCCGACACGGTACAGCGGGCGCTGCGCGAACAACGCGAGCGAAGCACGAAGCGCACGAAACGTTCGCCCGACGCGAAAAAGGTCTGAGCGTTACGACCTGCGCAAGGCAGCCCTCACCCGCTCAAGCGCAGACCACGCCTCATCGACATCACGCGAGATGCCCGCGCATTCGCCGTCCGCGGTGGAGACGGCGTCATCACAGGCAAGGGCATCGAGTTGCTCCTCAAACTCAAGAAGCATTCGACGCAATCTCTGGCCGCGAGCCGTCAAGGCAAGGCCGCCGCTGCCCGCGCGCCGGTCGATCAAACGCACACCGAGTTCTTGTTCGAGCCTGCCCATCTTTTCGCTCACAGTGGGGCGTTGCACGCCTGCCGCGCGTGCGGCTGCTGCGAAGCTGCCATGTTCCGCAGTTTGGATAAAGGCTTTGAGCAGGTTCCAGTTCAGCGAAGCAGCGGGGCGGCGACACGTCACCGGATGCCTCGACTGCGCATCATCGGATTGAGGGGTTTCGGAACCGTCCTATTGCAACCGACCGCGGTGCGTATTGTTTGAGAAAAACTTACGCTACCGAAGGATTTTTCGTTCGTTCCCATCCTGCCCAATATCTGCGTTAATGCGGCAGAAGCAATGAGAGACTGCTTTGAAGTCGTCAAGGAAACGAAATGAAAAACGAGCATCGACATCGTATGAAAAAGCAAGTTGGCGCCGTACGCGATCCGCGCGAGGAGACACGAAAGACAGCACGCCAAAGGGATGCCGGCGTGGCGCCCAGTGCCCCTGAAAGCAGTACGCCGGCTCAGGTGGAGCATGCGCTCACCGACGACGAGCGCGAAAGGCTGACCCACCTCGTTTTGTCGGCGATCTCGAACCTTAGCGCAATGCAAGCTTTGCTCGACAATCGATCGCAGCCAGTTCGCCGGTCGTAACGTCGTTCAACCACAGTTTGCGACGATGTCCCAAAATATGAGACGTATGACGCCATGGCGCGCTTGCGTTCCGGCCACAGTGCAAGGTGTAGCCGTTTTGTTCGGTCGGCGGCACATGAACCGGCAGTTATAGGAACGAGGCGTCCCCGAGTTGGGGACGCCTCCACATTCAACGACTATGAGGGCGGGGAAGCATCACCCCGTCGTGCGGTCGCCGCGCGTTTCGAGTTCGAGGTCGGTCGTGAATCCGCCATCTGCGGTAAGCGTGTGCGTGGCCTTTTTCACAAGCCAAGCGGTCGCATCGATTTGCGGCTTGAATCCCGATACGGTTACTGGCATCTCGGGGAATAGCTCGGCCTGACCACGGGCGAGCGAATACCGCATCGTCGCTTGGCTGCGCTCGATGCGACCGCTTTCGCCCTGCGCGGCGGCGATTGCTTCTGCTTTGCTCGCAAAGCTCTCAGGCAACACCTTCACGTTCGTGCCGCCTGCTTCGCCAACGACCACTGATTCACGTCTCGTGCTTCCGTTTGAATGGTAGTAAGCCCGCACGGCCGCGTAGCGCTCCCGCTCCGATACGTGATATTCGTGCGCGTCACCGTCGGCTCGTGTCAAGGTCAAACCCGGAAACTGTTTGCCGCTGACCGACTTCGCCTCACCGATCGGCATGAACAACAGCCGCAGGTCCTTCACGTTCATGACGGCGTCGTAGCGCTTCGCCAGTCTCGTCAGAAACGACATATCGCTCTCGTGCGTTTGGTCGATGTGAGCGATGGCGATGCGCCCAAGCTGATCGGCGACGGCGGGCGTCAGACGGTAGCGCGCGGCGATTGCGCGAACGATTGAACCGATCGTCTGCCGATGCCAGCTCCGCTCACGGCGCTCTTGCATGCCGTTCGTCATCGACGCCGAACGCGCACGCACGGTAAGCGTGTCAGGGGCGCCCGAGTGAGCGAACTCGGTCACCACAAAGGTTCCCTTGTCCACGAGCTGTTCGCCAGCCCAGCCAATGGCCACACGGATCTCGTCGCCTCTGTTCGGGAGCGCGAGGTCGCCGCGCGAATCGTCCAGCACCAGATCGACGGTATCTGCCTCGTCCGAACGTGATTCAGTCAGCGTCAGCGATTCGAGTCGCGGCTGAAACCGTAGCGAGATATCACGTCCGCCAAGGGAGATTCGATAGTCCGCCATCGGCTCGATGCGGTGGAGCGGGCGCGCGGCCGTCATGGCTCGTTTTGTTGCGCGTGCGGTCATGTGTAGCTCCTCGCTCCCGGGGGGATGCGCGGGCCGGCGCGATCATCGCTTACCCGCTGGCTGCGCAGCGCTTCGTCGTCGATGCGCTCGAGCGTGAGCGTGAACTCGATCTTGCGTGCGAGTCCGTCGCGGGTATGGTGCGACTGCGTCTCGTCGAGGCCGGTGATGACATACGCGCCGTAGACATTCCCCAGTCCGTCCACCAGGACGTAGCCGTCGCCCGAATCCGCCATGGCGGCGAGCCGGGCAATCGACGCGATTGAGCCCACAGACTCCGGAGCCACCAGACCGCTGAACGTTATGGTGTCCTCGCCCGGACCCGTGTACTGACGAGCGTCGCGAACGCCGACGCGCGATTTCTTCGGATGCTTCCAATTGCGGCGCCGTTGCAGCTCGTGAAACGGAGCGGTGGCTAGGCTGAACACGAATTGATCGAGCGACATCAACATGGTCGGACCTCAGAATCGTTAGTCGGAAAGGCGGGCGCTCGTTCGCGAACGTTGCGCGCGCTCCCGACGGTCCAATTCGGCGGCGACGGCGCGCGCAATTGCGCTCGGATCATCTCCCGCGCGCGGATAGATGTTGATCACGATCGGCGTCGCTGTCGCTGCGGCGGTTGGCTTCTGGAGCGATGCGGGCGGAGCCGGCGCCGCGATTGGTGGGCGCCGGTCAATCGGCACGATCGCGCGAACGGTCCGTTCGGCCGCCCGGAGCGTCGGCATCCCGAACGCTGTCGTGGCCGCGACTGCAAGGCCCAACGCTGCCCGCGAGACGTTGCGTTGCTTTCCCGTTATGCCGAGCGCAGCCCCCTCACCGATGAAGCCGCCCAGCTCGGCGAAGATCCGGCTCGGGCTCTGGATGCGCAACTTGTCTTTGAACCAAGCGACCGTCGAATCGGCCACGTTGCCGATCGCTTGCTTTACTCGCCCAAGGCTGTTTGTGATGCCGGTAACCAGGCCGGATATCAGGTCGCTGCCGATTTCAGCGAAGCGAGTACCGATGCTGCCGAACGAATCGCCGACGGCCGCGAATGCAGACCGGATCCACTCGATGGTGGTGCGCCACTTCTCCTGTATCCATTTGCCCACCGTGCCGAGCGCTTCGCGGATGGTTTCTCCCAACGCGGCGAACCTCGGCCCAAGCGTCTCCCAGTTCTGCCAGACGTATATGGCTGCCGCAGCCAAGAGCGAAACGACTGCGACGATTGGATTGGCGAGTGCGACGCGACCAACCAGGAGGAGCCCCCGCGCCAACACGCCAAGTGCCCGACCGGCGGCCGACGTTGCTCGGGCGAACGACGATCGAAGGAGCGTAGCCAGCATGCGGTACGCCGTGCCAAGAGACGAGCCCGCCCGGGAAAGCAATCTGAGCTTGCCGCTCGTGATCGACAAAGTCTGCGCAACCGGGCCACGCAGCAGCGGAGCGAACCTGCCAAAGACGTTGCGCAGCAGACCGCCTTTCATCCCGAGTACCGACATGCTGAAGCGGAGCATCGCAAGGGGAACGAGCACGCTGGCTAACGCGACGGAGATGCCGCCAAGCCCGACCAACAGCAGCGCGAGCACCGCAGTAGTTTTCAGAATGGCACCCGACAGACGAGGGTGTTCCTTGGCCCATGTGCCCATGCGTTCCGCCATCTGACCGATCCACTCGGTAATCGCTTTCAGTTCGGGGGCGATCGATTCGCCGATCGCAGCGAATGCATTGATCAGTGTTCCGCTCGATGCGTCCCACAGGTTCTTGAGCGTGCCGAGCTGGCGGTTGACCCGTTCTTTGAGCGTGGCCTGCCGCTCCATTTTTGCGAACACCTCTTCGTATCCCGCCTCTCCCTTTTCGATGAGCAGCGACACCATCTGGAGTGTCTCCGCATCGTCCCCGAAGACCGTCTTGAGCACGCTGCCACGCCGCTGCGTATTGAGCGTCTTGAGCTTGTCCAGCTCGCCGAACATTTTCTTGAGCCCGCCGAACTCGCCGCGGCCGTCAGTGAAGTCGAGCTGGCGATTCGGCTCAAGGGTTTTGTTGGCCTTCATGACCTTCTGTTTATCCATTCCGAGCTGGAACACTTTGCGCAACGCATTGCCCGCGGCGCCACCTTCGAGCCCCGATTGATCCGCCATGACGACGATCGGCGCGAGCGCCTTTGCGCCGTCAAGTCCTTTGAGCCTCGCCGTGTCCATGGCGGGCGCGAGCTTGGAGAAGGCCGCCAGCATGTTGTTATCGTCTACGCCGAGATAGAACGACTTCTGGATCACGTCCATGAGCTGGAGCATGTCGGTCTCGCGGGTGCGAGTGGCATCCTGCAGTTTTGCCGAAAACTCCGCTGCCTCTGCCGGGGCCTTTTTCAACTGGACTGCCAAATATGCTGCGGCCTCGCCCATGCCACCAAGGACCGCTTCCACACTGATGCCTTGCCGCACGAGCATCGTCATCATTTCCTGGAAGTCCGAGGTTGTGCCCGGCAGCCGATTGCCAAGGCTGACCGCGAGTGCGTTGATCTTCGCGAATTCCGCGGGCACGACACTGCCGGCGCGCATCAATGCGGCCGACAGTCCTGTCGCCGAGTCTTCTGCACGCGCGTAAGCGGCGAGGGGCACAATCGTTGTCGCACCGATCGCGGTTCCGCTCGCGATCATTGTCGCCCCTGCGCCGGCCATGCCGTTCGCTGCACCACGGGTGGCTTGCATGGCCGTGCGGGCGCGAGCAAGCCTTCGCTCCCGCTCCCCAAGTGCCTCCAGTTGGCGGGTCTGGGCCTGCATGGCCGCCGTCGTCGCTGCGACGCGCGAGCGCAACGTACGCTCGTGTTGGGCGAGGTTGGCCGTGTTGATGCCCGCGCCCGCAAGCTGTTTGCGCATGTCGTCGAGGGCGGCCGTCTGTCGCTTTTGCTCGGCGCGCAAACGCGAAGCAGCGTCACGTGCCCGCGCGAACTGCGCAGTCATTTGCCGAGAGGGTGGACCCAACGTGCGCAAAGAGCTTGCGAGTGCTTTGACAGTTGCTTGCGCGTCGGCAAGCTTCGACGTTGTCTTGGCGAGGCCCCCATGCATCTCACGGAAGGTAGCGACGGCCTTTTGCTGGCGTCCGAGCTCGACGAGCTCGCCGCGCGTTTTCTTCAGTGACTGCGCAAGCCCCTTGTTGCTGTTCAGCACGCCACGCAGCGGCTTTGTCCAGTTGTCGATCATGTCGAACATGACGCGCAGCTTCAAAGCGTTGTCCATCGCTATTCACTCCCGCTCCGCAACCGAGCGCGCTCCCGCCAGTCCATGAGGTCGGACAACAGCAACGGGTCCATGTCGCAAGGCGCCCAGCCGAAGACCGTCGCAATATCGGCCATTGCATCCTCTACGCGATCTGGGATTCCATGCTCATTCGCACCGCCTTCGGCATCAAAAAACCCGCGAAGATGCCCCCCAATGCGACGAGGTCGGCCGGGTCCATCATCGTCACGTCGACCTCGGTAAGCGTTGGCGTGCTGATGCGGGGCAGCACTCTGCGCAAGGCATCCACATCGAGATTGACGAGTGCAGAAAGCGAGGTGCCGCGTAACGCACCGGTGGTCGGCTTGGTAAGCGTCACCTGCGTGATCGTCTGCTCGCCGCGCATGAGCGGCGTATCGAGCGTGTGCGTATTGGCGGCGGCGTTGGTTTCAAGGTCGGTCATATGCTGGGTCTCGATGGCGTTTCATGGGGCGTGACGGTTCGAAAGCTGGCGTGGTGGGCGCGCTAGAGGCCGATGGCTTTGCGAAGTGCTGCGAGCAGATCGACGCCATTGATGCGCTCGACCATGTTGATGAAATCCATCTCGATCAGGTCCTGACCGTTGATCGAGAGCTTGTAGTAGCTGGCAGCGGTGGTGACCTTGAAATCGGAGTCCTCCTTGGTTTTGGCCGTGCCCATGTCGATTTCCTTGTGGCGACCGCGAACGACGATTTCGACGGCGTCATAGGCCTTCGAGTCCTCGCGCTGATAGCCGCCAGCAAAGCGCAACTGAACACCGTCATGGGTGGTGATGCCGTATTGCTTCAGTACGTCTTCCATGAAGCCGCCGCACGTCCATTCGAGTTGGATCGCTTCCTGCCCATAGTCGATGGGGATCGGGCCGCTCATGCCACCGCCTTGCCAGTCTTCCATCTTCCGCGATAGCTTCGGCAACTGGATTTCCTTCGTTTCGCCGACGAAGCTCGTGCCGTTGAGAAATATGTTGTAGCCCTTGAGCTTTCGAGGCATGCCCATCGTTCAGCACTCCTTTGTTAGGCCACGACGCGCGAGGCGAAGTCAGCGAGGTATCGGTCGGTAATGCGTTGGCGCAGCTTCAGGTTTTCGAGGGGCGGGACCGGCGTGTAGTCGAAGTCGATGTACATGCCCCCCGAGGCCAACTCGTGCGTTGTGTTGGGCTCTGGGTCGTACCACGCGCTGCCGCCAATCAGGTCGCCGAGCGCGACTTCGCGTCGGAACCAGGCATTGATGTCTTCGATGATGTCGCGGGCGCTGGATGGCGTGAGCGGTCCGTCGACGTTACCCATCTGCGCTTCGGCGACCGTGTCGGCGATTACTTGCGCCGTGCGGGTGTAGTTCTCGAATACGAACTTCGAGTCGGTCGAGCAAGTGCGCGAGCCCCAGAAGCGGAAGCCGTTCCGGTTCACGAGGGTGGTGACTTCATGCTCGTTCAAATAGCCTGCGTCGGTCGCTGGGTCCTGCAAGTCCCAAGAAACATCTGCGTTGATGCCGGACACGCCGTTGACGACCACGTTCGATAGCGTTTTGTGCCAGCCGATGTCGTTGTCGATCTTTGCGCGGAGCCCTGCGGCGATCGCGGGCGCTGGCAGCGTGACCACCGAATTGGTGACATCGCTCCATCCGAGCCAGTCCGGCCAGATGACCATGATTTCGCGCTGGCCGAATTGCTTGCGGTATGCAGTCGCTTCTTCCTTCGTCTTGCATCCATGCGCGGAAACGTAGGCGAACCCGCGAAGCGCCTGGGCGATCGTCGTCATGGCCGCAGCAACGGCCTGGGTGTCGAGGCCGGGCGCTGCAAGGATTCGGGGCTTCACGCCGAGCTTGGCTTGCGCGGTCAACAGTGCTTTCATCCCGGTGTATTTGCCTTGCGGCGTCACCGTGCCGATGACGTTCGATGTCGTTTGCGCGTCGTCCTTGCCCTCAGCAACGCGCACAACGACAGTGACGGGCTTCGTCTGTTTTCCGATTGCGTCGAGCGTACGATTCAGCGTGCCCTTCTTCCCGGCTTTGCCGAGGGCTGCAATCACATTTGTGACAAGCACCGGCGTATCGACAGGAAATGCGACGGGATCTGCATCGGCAGCAGTGCAGACGATCCCGAGCACAGCCGTCGAAACCGTCCGAATTGGCCGGCCTCCGTGATTGACTTCGATGACGCGTACGCCGTGGTGGTAGTCCTGCGGCATGGCATTCAACTCCTATCTTATGGCGGTGAGCGGGCTAAGCGTGTGGCTTGATCAGGTGTTGCCGCCGGCTGACGGGTCTACCGGTACCGCGTCTTCCGTATCCGAGGGCAGGGCTGGTTCTGGCGGGACATACGGGGATGGCATCTCGGGCCAAGTCACGGCATCGGGGAACGTCTCGGCTTCAATGGCCGAAACGAGGGCCATTTGATATGCCGACCACGCCTTGAAGTAGTACGTGGCTTCCTCGTCAAGCTGCCCGGCGGTGAACGCGTCTGCCTTGCCCGCGTTGGCCTTGCGCGCGATCGCCATCAACCGGTTGAACTCGGCCATTGCCGCTTCGTGCTTTTCACGCGCGATCAGCTCGGGCGGCACGTCCCACTTTCCGTCGATCCAGGTATGACGAGGCGAGGGGCGCGACTCGGCGCTCAGGCCGAGATCGTCGGGCGTTTTGCCGGCGACGTTGATTTCGACGGGCTCGCCGGTGTCCGTCCGATAGCAGATTCGACCGCGGTAGTCCGGCAACAGGAACCACGCGCCGTCAAGGTAGAACGGCCACGTGGTGGGAGTGCGCGGCGGCGGTGCATCGAGCGTGGCCCAAGCCGGAATAAGCCAGCGTTCATCGTTTCGCGGGTCGGCGTCGGGCTGGCCGCTGCTCAGGTACTCGCCTGTCGACGAATCGTAGTGGTGAACGAGCATGATCGAAGTCTCGATTGTTAGTAGGCCCGAATCAGCGCAAGGAGGGCGACGTTGCGCGGCCGTGCTTCGTTGCCGCCATTCGCTGCGACCGAAACACCGTGACGGTGCCGGCCGCCGGCACCGATGCCGACGTTATGGCCGTGGAGCCCGCCGGCTTCCGTCCAAAATTCGTGCTGGTGGGCGCCGGCCGCCGATGTGTATGCGCCGGGATTGTCGTGGTCCAGGCCCCCGTGCGAGCCGAGTTGGCCTTGCGCGTGTGCGCCAAAGGGCGCGACGTTGATCTCGGAGTAAGGTGCGATGTGCTGGTGGTGCCCGGCGCCGCCTGTAACGCCATGGTGGCCGTGGTTTCCCTGGTTGTCGGTCCAGGCGGCATGGACGTGATCGTCGACCTCCGCGCAAGAAGCCGGGTGTGCGTGTGTGAGATTCTGATCGGTTTGGAATGAGCCGAGCGCACGGGTGCCGTCGATCCCTGTGCGCGTGTCAGCCCAACACCGGATGAACTCGCCGCGAAGTTCCGGCAGCCGGAACGTCGTCTTGCCGTCGCCCGTTGAGAAGCACCCCCAACGATCCTTTTTCCATTCGGCCTCGGAGACGAGGGCTCCGCTCGCCTGGGCGTAGCTCCATAGGTTCGGATAGTCGTTGCGCTTGAGCAATGCGCCGTTGGGCTTGAGAAATCCGGCGCGAGCCGTCTTTCGTGCTTCAAACACGATTTGTCCAATGCTCGCGCTCGAGATTGCTGTCAGCACCCACTCGGTTGTCGCAAGCCGGGTCGAGCGATCGCTAGCGGTCGGGGTCGGCGCCGTGACGGGAGTGTCGAAAGTCGCGAGCTTCGGCGTGAAACGCAGTACTGAGCGGTTGTTGCACGTTACGCCGAACAGCCCATCGCCCGAGTGGTAAAGGCCCGTGTCCGGCTTGCCATCGTTTGAAAAGCAGAGGGAGGGGTGCTCTACGCTACCTTCTGCGAGGAACAGCCGCTTGCCAATCGCGAGAGAGAGGTGGCCTCGCAACGTTCCGCCTTTCGTCTTATCGAGCGGGTCGACATTGCCTTGGTGCCACGCCACCTTGCCGGCGATGCGAAAGGTTCGGTCGGCAAAGACGTAGTGGAATCCGCCGGCGGCTCGGGATGCATAGCCGACACTTTTCGCGTTCGCGTACAGGTAGCCGTCGACCGCGGCCAGCCGAATGCGTGATTCATCGACGTTCTGGCCGACGGTCAGATGGCCCTTCGTCGTAACGGTGCCGCCGAACGACGTGCCATTTCCCGTCCCATCGATGAATACTTTGCCCGAGGTGAAATCCCATCCGAACGGGCGGAAGGTGTTGTAACTCCCAAATGGATCGCCCTGTGCCGTGGACAGCAGTGCTGCTTGCTTTCCGTCGTTGCGCACCATCATTCCGTAGTCGCCCGCGACGGCCCGAAAATTCGCGCCCCCGGAATCGCGCCCGCAACTGACGACGCTTCGGGATGCCTTCATTGCACCTTGGACCTGGAGCGCATGCGCACCGTCGTCGGCGATCGTGCCAACGAGCATTCTCCCGCCGGCCTTCAGGCGCAGCACGCGTTGCTGTCCGGCGTCGGCCGCGTCGTTGTTTTCTCGGCCGTTGTTCAGCCGAATGTCCAGGTACTCGGAGCCCCACTCGCCCTGATCGAAGCCAGCCCGAATCGTCGTGACGAGGTGCGTTGACGTGTCTTTCGAAGGCCCACCGAACGTGCCGAACATGCGGATGCGACTCGCGCGGCTGAGTTTCCCGGCCGGCGGACGAATGGTCACGTGTGCCGACTTGTCACCGGCGTCGAACGCGGCGACGATCGGTCCGGTGAACGTCGGGCCGTTCAGCCGTGCATACCGCATCGCTGCGGTCTTTGGCGTTAATGCGCGCGTGTCGTCTGTGCTCGCGTCGACTTCGGCCTGCGTCGCGAGTTCGATTACCCCTTTTCGTTCAGTGGTCGCAGGCGGATTCAAGAACGAGGCCGGGCCGATCTGGATCTGAGCCACGTCGATCGAAGTGAACACAATGTCGCTCGCGAGCAGCAACATTGCGGCCGGTGACTTTTCGAGGATGGGGGTGCTCTGCACGTAGACGCCGAAGAGCACGCCGTTATCGAGGTAGAGCCCGTACCCGAAAAGCTGGTACTCGTCGGTCGAGTCGTCTTGTATCACCACGTGTAGGGTGTCGGGCGCGACTGTTCCTCCTCCGAATGTGGTGACCCGCTTGCGCTCGTTCGGCAGGGTCTTCATGTCCTCCTTGAAGGGGAAGGCGGCAGTTGCCAATCCGATCGCTGCGACGCGACGTGAAGCTGTGCCGACGTTTCCCGGAGCCACAAGCGCTGCCCGGCCGGCATTCGTGATCCGAATCAGCGTCCCGGGCATGTTCAGGACTCCGTGAGGTGTAGTCGCCGGTAGACGGCAGCGCGCGCGGCGGCTCCGACGCGCAGACTGCCGCTTGCGCTGTAGCCTTGTTTGAACACGTAATGCGCCGTACCGCGTTTCGCTCGGTCGACTTCGGCGCGAATGTCTGCGACGTATTCGGCGCTGGCCGGCACACCGTCGCGCGCGCCGGCCGTCATCACGATTTCAAAGGTGCCGGGTCGGCCGGGAGGCGTCAGTTGGAACCACTCGCGCATGACGACGTTCGCGCCAAACGACGCGCAAACCATGCTTACCGCTTCCGCTGTCCCCTTGATACGTGCGATGCGGATCGCCGCTTTTACGCGTGCCCGCTTCACCTGTTCGGGCCAATAGTCCTTCCACGTATCGACGCCAACATGCCAAGCCAGCCAGGGCAAGAAGGGCAGGGGTATGTTGTCGGGGTCGACCAACGAGCGAATGTCGACGGCGATGTCACTGATACTTGAGTTGGCCTGGGCAAGTCGCCGCTCGAGCACCGTGGCGTTGGGCGGCAGCAGACTATTCATCGGCCACTCCACCGTCGATCAAATTGATGCCGGTGCAGTACGCGGCTTGCTCTGCTGTAACGGCGAGGCCGCCCGCTGGCGAGTCGAGAATCACTTTCTGGACGCCGGCAACGCGCATTGCTGCGTGTAGTCCGTCCACCGTAATCTCCATTCCGATGCGGTGCATGTCCACAGTGAACTTTTTGACGCGCTTGTTCGCTTCGCGAAGCGCGACTGCGCGGTCCGGTCCGGCAAAAAATCGAAGCGTCGCTCGCACGGTGTACCGGACGATCTTCGCACTTCGCACAATCACTCGGTCGGTTTGCGGACGCTTGCGTTCAAGCGCTTTCCGCACGATGGCAAGCAGATCGTCTTTTGCGGTCCCGTCGCCCTCCCGCGACAGGACGGTGACGACCATCACGCACGGCTCAGGACTGCGGGCCGAGGCGGATAGGACACGGCCGTCTGCGGCGCGCGCGTGAAAGACATACGCCTCATCGGGGCCTGCGACGGAGAAGCCGCGGGGCGCGAGCTGAGTCCGTTCTCGTAAGCTGTCGTCATCTTCGTACACCGCGGCGATTCCATCCCTCGGGTCGCCGGGGCTCACGAGTAGGCGCTTTACGTCGAAATACGCAGCGAGATGATCGAGCGTGCCTTTCCGGGCGTAGGCAAGCAGCACGCCACGAGCTGCATCGTTGATGCGCTGGCGCAAGAGGAGTTCGCGATATGCGTTCTCTTGCAGCAGCCTTGTGATCGGCTCGGACTCGAGGGCGAGAGTCGCTGCGATCTGGGTGCGCTCGTTCGCAGGGTGCAGTGCAATGAGCCGCGCTTTACGCTCCGCGAGCAGAGTCTCAAAGTCGAGCGGCTCGACGATGCTCGGCGCCGGAAGCTGCGAAAGGTCGATCGGGGTTCCGTTCATGCTCGCGCACCTGTTGGGATCGGCGCACGCAATGACACGGGCTCGTCGGCTTCGTCTGTCCAACCTACGATTTCTACGTATTGCTGCCCGACCATCACATCGTCAGTGTCTGCGATCAGCTGTACCCGCGTGATCGTCAAGCGTGGCTCCCACCTCATAAGCGCGGTGGCAATGGCCGCATACAGGCGAATCGGCGTAGCCCCGTTGACGGGGGCATCGATGAGGTCGACAAGTTCCGAGCCGAAGGTCCGACGCTGGATACACGAGCCCAGCGGCGTCGTGAGGATCTTTCCGATCGATTGCGATAGGTGCTCTCGGCCGGCCAGGGCGCGTCCGGTGTTTGCGTTCATTCCCTTCACGCGGCCCCCGGGATCGGCTTCGTCGTCACGGCGAACTCGCCGTTTGCGCGGTGCGGGTGGCCTATGAGGCTGACTTCGCCGGCTACAACGTCTTCGGTGAACTTGGCGCCGCCGTCGATCGTTATCGCGGCTTGTCCATCGCCGCCTTTGCCCGAAAGTCCTGCCTCGAATGCCAGCGGCCCTTTCACGAGCAAGCCGCCGGTACACGTCGTCTGTTTGCTTTCGAGCGTCACTTCTTCCGCTTTGAGCGTCGCGGACCGGGTTTCGATGGTGACGGAAACCGGAGCAGCAAGGCGTGTGGTTGCCCCCGCCGGTAGGGTGGCGGTCAACGCATGCGCTGCATGGTCATAGCTGATGCGCGCACCGTCTGCGTATACACGCGTGTGGGTCCTCGGCGATTGGTCCGGCGCTGGAAGGGCGTCTGAGAAGAGGCCGCGTAAGGCGATACCCTGCGCGAGGTCGCCAGACGGGCCGAGCAAGACCACTTTCTCGCCCTTGTTGATCGGCAACCATTCGCGTGTTTCGCCTGCCGCCACCGTCAGCCAAGGGACCCAATTCGATTGGAGCCCGTCGGTGTCAGAATCGCCGATCTCCACGCGGCAGGTTGGCGGCTTACTGGTGAAATCGACATCGACCACCCGACCTGTGCGGATCAGGTTTCGAATGAGTCGATGCAGTTCGTTGGCGTCCATGTCGGCAATAGTGCCGAGCGACTACGGATAGCACCAGAGAAGCGCTCTGTTGTGACCGCGGATACATCAATGCACCTGCATTATGGAAACACGGGGTGGAAACGCGACGGACTAGGCCCCCCCGTCTGGTCCCACCGTGCCGAAGTCGATGAGAATCTGTTCCTGTGCCAAGGCGTCACCGGTCACCGCGTCGTTACCTGATCTGATTAAGGCGGGCGCGTTAACTTTGCGGCTGCATTCGAACATAAGTTCGCCTACTATTTGAATAGGATCGGGCGTGTGGAAGACCAAGCATGCGGGGAATGTACAGCGCGCGTGCATATCCACTACTACTGCGATGGTCGCCTTCGTCGTCGCGGATTCTCGATATGCCGTCAAACGTCAACTCGCGAAGGGGGCTCACGGTGCCGCTTAAGATAGCAGGAAAATCCGTAGTTAAAGAGGTGACAGACAAATCTACGCAGGTCGACGCTAACGCTGTCTGGACGTCAGTGAAAAAGCTTCTGCGACCGTGGGGGATTCCATCTGCTGGTCAATTGCAAACTGCGCGCTTCCGTTTTCTCAAGCTTATGACGGAGGATTGGACGTTCGACACGGAAACTTCGGTGGCGGAGTACCTTTATGATTACGTGATAACTTGTGATAAATGCATCTTTCACAACAACACGAACGATCATCTGTTTATGCACGCGTTCCCATGCCTTGAAAAGGAGGGGTTGCGTCTAGGAGAGCCTGTCAAGGAAGGGGCGCAGAAAAAGATATTCCGCGTTCCATCGTGTAGCGGTATCTATCTATCCGTACTCAAGACCGGGAAAGATTTGGATAATTTCAAGCGGCAGATCGATGCAATGAAAGATCTGGCGGAAAATGGTTTCGACACACTTAAAACCACCGACATCTTTAAAACCCCTGGGGGTGCTCGAGCCTTTCTTTCCGTGATAGAAGAAGCGAAGCCGGTCCGTGTTCTGGGTGGCGTCTTTTTAAAAGACCCAAAAAAGACTAAAGCACGATCGACGTTGATAACGACCCTGAAGCCACCGTCATGTAGAAAGGGCGCCCTCAGCGTTGCGCTCGATGCGCTCAAAAAATTACGAACATTCATCGCGGGAGACGAAAGTCGACGGAAAGCGCTTCTTTCGGATCTACAATGTCTCGTAACACCAGACGGGCGACTGATCTGGCACGATCCAACACCTTTCGACATCGAAATTGAAGAAAAGACCACCTATTTTGAAACACTACGGGAGCAGCTAGACTTTCTGATAGCGCAGCTACAGGGAATGGCAGAGGGCAAATAGTTGCCCCTCTCGGAAACGCCTGCAATCCGTTATGTCCGCAACGCCGGCACAGCGCAGTGCCAACCAGAGGGTGGCGCCCGAAGGTGTAGCACGCGATGTGTCGCGGCTGGCGTCATACATGCTGCCGGATCGCCGGTTAGGCGGTGTTAAGCTGTTTGGGTAGAGTGATCGAGAGCACGATCTGTTCGAGTTCCTGCACGGTTTCATCCACTGAACGCAAGTCGCGACGGGAGTCTCTTTCAGCTTTTGCTGAGTCCGAGTAGTATCTTTCTGCCATCTTTTCGCCGTGTTGCTCATTGGCCCCGATCACAAGGTATGGATCTCCATCGAACACAGGAATCGGCTTGTAGTTATTGGTGCTGTATGCGACGGACTTCAGTGAATATAAGTCCATAATGGCCAAAAGATCTTTATCGAATGTTAGTAGTGCTGGGAAAAAATAGCGAGCAAGGTTTTCGGGGCGCTTCGCTAGCGAGTGCTCGAGCTGTCGAATGTGCCAGAGGTCCCATGCCATGTTTTTCAAGGTTTTGAGGATGTCGGTCCTGTTTTTTTGAATTTTTCCAAAGAACCCGATCTTCTGGCCGAAGGTGAAAAAAGTCTTTGCAATCGTCATTTCCCTTGCGGCCATGGTGTGTAGCTTCGCATGGCAAAATTCTACGAATTTCTCCATCTTCGATTCCAGCGGTGCTTGCGGTGACCGAAGTTGCACCTCAGCCATTTTAAGAAGGCAGCCATAGACAAATCCGTGCTTGTTCTTCAAGTCTGTAACCCCTCGCTTGTTCTCGAGGGAATAAAGCATATTCGAAACCATCCGTTGCGCGCGTGAATTCAATTCCAAGTCGTCGACTAGCGATCGGATTTCGCCATGTTTTTTGAGTTGATCAATGTCGATGGTTCGCAAGATTTCATAGGCTCGAATATTTGAAAATACGCTTTCTGCTGATTTTCCTTCGGATAGCTCAAAAAGATTTTCTGTATAGTATGGGACTGGATCGACCGATACCTCTGGTTGCGCGATAAAATGAAATACTTCTGTAAAGTCGGCGGGAATGCCTCCTCCGCGCTTGCCGGCAACGTATGGCTCGAGGTAGCTCATCGCGTTGGTGTCGAGCGAAATCGAGTAATCGATTTGAAACTTGGATAGGCCGGTTTGCATCTCCTTCAATGTTTCGGGATCTAGCATGAGAACTCGATCGGTTTTGAATAAACTTCTAATCGCCGCGCCGTTTTCGAATGTTCGGTTAACGGCATGTCCTGGTTGGGAGCCAGTGTCGTTCGACGCGAACACGAATTTGTAGTCTGGCAGGAGTGGTGCGGCGAACTTATAAAGTTCAAACGCTTCCCCGATAGTGTCGGAGTTCAGTATGCTAGCAACAATATCGTCGGTATCCAGGTCGGCGTTTCTCAATGTGTCCTCGTATGCAATCTGGGTGCCGTGTTTGGCGCGCTCGCAAGTGGGCCATGGTCCTCGGCGGGTCGTTAGGTCGTGAAGGGCGCCCTTCGTTTAGGGGGGGCGCTCAACAAATTCTGCCACGAGGCACATGTTTCTGGCAGCACAAAGGAGCACTGAACCTGCGCATTTCGAGGTCGTCAGGCGGTCATGCGTCGCAGCAAGCGATCCCTAATTAATTCTCGATCGGCTGCTGCAAATCCAAGTACGATTCGGATCGGATATTTAGTGACAGCACCGCCGGGCGCGACAGGGGAGGTCTGGCCTTCCTGATGGACACGCACGATGCGAGAGAGACGCCCGTCGAAGCCGATCATGAACCCGGCATCATCGGCCGAGATCTTTAAATACCGCGCCGTGCGCAGCTTCCGAAACATTGCACCGCGCTTGACCCGACCAGCCTTCTCACGAAGGTGCTTGCTTTCCCTCCTTGTCTTGCGAGGCACATAGGCGCTGCCATCTGGGTCGCGCTGCGCGGCGATACGCCGTTGCTGGGCTTGGCGAAGCTCGCGCGCCATCTCCGTAAGCAGTGGTCTGCGTGCGGCCGGCGTAAGCTTTGGGAGTAGACCGCCAGCCCACTTTTCGATGGCGCTGAGGGTATCCATTACTCGATCCAATGCTCGCCTGAATCGTCGATGTGCTCGACCGTCCGCTGACCGTGTTCGTCGGTGCCAACGGCGACGCTTTCGGCGAGCTTCAGCGTAACCGCAAGATCAACCGCATTGTTTGCGAGGATGTCGGCAACGAAAGTGATGCCGTCGCGGCGCTGATCTGCGTTCGTTACAAGGTCGGGCTGATTGACACGAGCCCACTCGACCACCGCAATCATGACCTCGTCGGCGCTGCCAATGAAGTCGCGAACAATCACCTCGCAGTCGTACCGGTATTCGAAAGACGGAGTTCGCGTGCCGGTCGCAACGACTGTCCCGTCGTTGATGAACACGGTCAATAGGTCGGGCGAGGCAGAAAGCTGCGGATGCGCACGCTCGATCGCTGCGCGCAGAGAGTTTGGCTTATTCATGACCGGCGTTCCCGGCCGCGCCGTTTTCTTGGCAGTCCGCAACCATGTCGACTTCAGCTGCGCATCGCGCCCACGCGGCGCGCGTGACGAGCAGGGCGTGGCTGAGTTCACCGTTGGTCTGCGGTGTCAACGTCGGTAGCTGGCAGCGAGTTACCGTCGCGCACGGGAGGAGAGTTATCTGCGGGGAGGGGGGCGGCACCGTGCAGGCGCACAACATCACTAGGCAAGGGAACGGAAGCCCACGCACGAACGGCTTCGTTTTCATGAACAAGTCTCCGCAGTTGGGCTTGATAGGCGGCCAAGGTGGAGCCGACTGCACTACGCGTGCGATTGAGCTTGGCGTACTGGGCCTCGCGCTCGCGAGCGCTGGCGAGAAGTTGGCCGATGACCGCGTCGCGCGAGCGAAGGTCCTCCCGTACAACCCGCGCCGCTTCCTCGGCTGCGCCGAGACGTAAACGCAGCGACTGAAGATAGAGACAGCCCGAGACAACGATCGCGACTGCGCCCAATGAGAGCCAAAGCCGCAGTCCTGGCGTCGTCACACGGACTCCATCGCGCCGGCATATCGTTCGTACGCCTGAGCCAGCCTCTCAGGGTAGTGGTTCCGGGCGTAGCCGACGCCGTTGTAGCCTTTTGCAAACGCGGTCCAGTTCCGAGTTCGAAGAGCGCGGAGCAGCGTAACGTCTGATGCGACGAAACGGACGAACGCGTCCAAGTGCTCCCCTTCGCTTTTTTCCATGCGGGCGCAAAATTCCGCGACGCTGGCATAGCCAAGGCGTTCCCAGTGGTAGCCCATCACCTGAAACGCGCCCCAGCTCGCCGATTCGTACGCGATAGCCGCGTCGATATGGGCAGCAACATCAAGCCGTAGATACTCGGCGGCACCGCCCTCGTAACCCCCGACTTTCGCGTTGACCACGTTCGGAAATTGCCGGGCTGCACTCGCGGCCTCAGTCGATCCGACGGCCGCAGCGAGGCGCCTGTACATGACGTGGCGCTCAAAGCGAATGACCGGGCGGCCGTCTGCCAAGAAGCCCGCCCCGTGCGATTCGACTTCGGTCACCGCATGTACACAGGCCGGTGTTACGCCAAGCTTTTTCGCGGCAGCGATGATGTCGGCCTGCGTCAAATGTTTGCGGTCACGCTGACCATGCGCGAGTGCGGCGTACGTATTCGGGCCGGCGATGCCATCGGCGGCAAGCCCCAGTGCTGCCTGAAGCGCCATGACTGCGCGCTCCGTCGTTTCGTCGTAAATGTGCGTGACTTCGACAGGGTAGCCCTGACGTATCAATCGCTGCTGGAGCACCGCGACTTCTGTGCCCCGGTCGTTGAAGCGTAGGGCGTTCATGTTCGGTTCCTCCGAAAAAGGCGTGCGACGTTGCCGTCGACCACGAAGACGATCAGTGCCAGCAGTACGGCCTGCGCCGCGTGGAAGACGCAACCTGCTGCCGGGTCGATCAGCAGTGTTATTGCGGCACCTCCCGAGGCCGCGACGATTGCCCAAGCCGACCACGCCATAAGAGCGTGGTGACAAGCGCCATTCTTGCGATAGGTCAGCAATCGAAGCACGACGGCAACGTCTGCTGCTACTGCGATCAATGCAAAAGCCGGCTGCATGTCAATCGTCCCTTCGAAACGATGAGAGAAGGTCCGCGCGTTTTACGCGCTCGGTGAGCGTGAGCGTTACGGCGATAACGAGCGCAGCGGCGAAGAACGCGGCGACGCCGGTTGAGCGGATCGGCACGATATACGTGATTTCGGGCGCGGCCAGATAACCCATCACGAGCGATACGGCCATATACGCGACCCGTGTTGGGATGCTGAGGTCCTTGGCTGTGACAACGACGAGCGTCGCTCCCGCGAAAGCCCCTATAAGCGCATCGCCGTCGACACCGGGTATGGTCCCGGCCAGTCCGATCACGGTGGCCGACGCAGCCGCAGACGTGGTGTTGGGTTCAGCCATTCCGTATCCCGGTCAGTCGAACAGTTGCAGGAGCTGCTTCGTAGGCCCGGCCTTGCTCAAGGCTGGCATTTCTACAATCGTGCCCATCGGCAGCATGACGCCGTCATCGGCGAGGCCGGGGTTGGCTTCCAACACGGCTTCTACCGTTCCATTCGTACTGCCGTAGTGGCGCCAGCACAGCGCATCGATCGTTTCACCTTGAAGGGCTGCAATTTTCATCGGGCTGCCTCGCTGGCGTTCAGATCAGGTCGATTGACGAGCGGCCGATGCGCATGATGTCGCTGATCGCCCAGCGTGCATTCCGGCGGGAAACGTCGATGGTTTCCACGAGGTCTGCCGCCACTTGGCCGCCGGTCTTTGTCGAGTCGAAGCCGCGATATTTCTCCGTAAGATCTGCGTGCGCGAGGTGGTAGACGGCGCGATGATAGCGATAGAGCAGGGCGCTTTCCCCGTCGATCTTCGCGGACGGCACATCGGCCAACGCCGCGTTGCCACCCGCCCCAAGCCGCCCGCGCCAAGCGGAAAGCTCGTCGTTGACCGTCAGCATCGCAGCTCGAACGGCATGGATCAGGCGCTCGCGTGTAACGGTGCCGTCCAGGCGCATCGCGTCGCGCAAGGGCGCGAGTTCGATGTCCGGAAAGAAGCCATCGTTCGTCACCGTCCCGTGGATCGGTGTTGAGCTGACGGCCGGTGCGGCCGGTGCGACAAAGCTGTTCATGATCGACTCAGATAGGGAGGGCGGTGGACCGGCGCTCAAGGCCCGTGACCGTCGGGCGTTGGGCCTGGGCGCCGGTGCCGCCATGCCGGGGTGGGCTCATTACACGTCGTCCTTGCCGGGCGGGCCATCGCTCGCTGGGGGCGGTGCCTCGACCAGCTTCGATAGACGATCGATGTCCTTCTTTACGCCGACCCGGTCGTTCATCGACAGGGCGCGACGCAGGTAGTCGAGGGCGCGCGGTGGATCGGTCTCTTGAATCGCGTAGCCGATCGCCTTGTATAGCTTCGCGCGCACTTGGTCGTGCATGTCGGCCTCGTGCGTCAGCTCATGCACGCGTTCGAGGCGCTGGGGATCGAACGTACCGCCATCCATGAAGGCGGATAGTGCCGCATCCGCAAACTGCTCGGCGAGGAGCGACGCAAGTGAGCGCTCGAAGTGGTCCGGCAGGGTGAGCCCATGACGAATGGCGTACGTCGCAATCGAGAGAGCGCCGTCGAGATCCCCGGCGTCGATCCGCCAAACCATGACCGTCGTGAGGACATCGTCTTGGGCGCCACGGCCGGCACTCAGCACGCCTTCGACATACTCGACGTATTCCGGCAAGAGCTTGCGTTTCAGATCGATTTTGCGGGCGACGGATTGAATCGTCTTGAGCGCCCGACGGTCGCCGGCGAGCTTGGCCAACATGAGTTCGTACGGTTTCGCCCCTGCCATCGTCTGATCAGGCGCGGCTTCGGACGCGGCAAGTGCGGCCGTCACGCGTGCGAAATGGGCTCGCGCTGGAGTGACAATTGTCATGGCGCCACCACTGGCGGTGTCGGCGGTGCCGGGGCGGGTTCGCCCGACACCAACTCGATGTTTTCGGCGACGCAGCCGCAGCCGAAGTCCTCGACGACATATGCGTCGTTTGACGATTCGTAGTTCTCGATCTGGTCCCGCTTCGGATTGTCGATGAGCGCGCGGCGTCGAGCACCCTCTTGGTAGTAGATCGAGAGGTTGTCGAGCTTGGTCACCATCAACGCCCGCTTGGGGAAGAACGGCACACGAACGGCCGGCAGAGTGCCGATGCGCTTTTGGCTGAGGACAACGTCTGACGCGAGCTGCTCGGTCGGCGCCATCGTGTTGTTGATGATCGGAAAGTACTTGTCGTGCAGCAGCTCACGGCCGCAGATCACGACGAGCCCCGTATCCTCTTGGAACCACGGATCAATCATCGATGAAACGAGATCCATCACGAGCGCGTCGAGCGTAGCGTAGTCGCCGCCTTTCCCGATGACGACCTTGTTTGCCTGCTTTCCTTGGTGCAGGACGCGTTGCGCAGCGAGGCCGCGGTACTGCTGGAGCCAGCCAAGGTTCACGTCTTGGAGCAGCGGGTTCTTTGCTTTGTCGGTCGAGCGTGCCGCCTGGATGCCGTTCCAGCCGATCATGATGCGGTCGAGTGCGGCTTGCGTGACGATGACATCGCGAACGCGCTGCTGAAAGTCAGGAAATTTCGCCCATGCATCGAGCTTGCGGTACGGAATCGCGGTGTCGTAGTCGGTCTTTTCGCAGCGGTATTTCTTGCTATCGAGGCCGGTCGGATCGATGGGCTTCCGATCCGTCTTTGTTGTGTCGGTGCGGCTGGCGATTGGTCCGGACACCGAAAGGCCAAGTCGCTCACCTTCGAGTTCCGTGACCGGCAGCACGTTGATGCGGGAGAGGAATGCACTGGACTCCTGCATTTTCGTCTCCAGCTTCTGCTGAATGGTTGGCTCGACGGCAAACTTCGTCGACACGTCAGCGGTATCGTTCAACTTCGCGATTTGTGCGGCGTATCGGCTGTAGGCCTGCCGCGTTTCCTTCTTCATGGCTCTGTGCCTCCGGATTTCGGCGTGGGCTGATCAGCAATCGGTGCAAAGGTCGGTAGTGGAGCCGGTCGAACGCGGACGCTGAGGCGTGCCGTCCTCGGTACTCGAGAGCTGTGCTTTCAGCGTTTCGAGGGCTTCTGCTGCCTCTGTCGCGCGCGCTTTGGCGTCCCCGGCGTCCTGAACTGCGGCGGACAGTTCGGCGCGCAGAGAGGCGATGTCCCGGCTTTGCGCGAGGGTGAAATTGGCAACCTCTTCCAAGGCGCGGCGCGTATCGGAGTCGCGATGCTGTTCGGTGACGCGATTCCGGGCAAAGATTCCTGTGACCACTGACAGAAGGGACGACGCCTCGTGGCGCTCGTCGGCCTCGATCGACGTTTCGCACGGCGCGGAAAACACGTTGCTCGATCGGCGTGTGGCAAATCGCAGGGCTTCGGTGCCGAGGCTCGCGGGATCATCGGTAGCCGCGAGCCCGACCAAATACGCCTTGCCGGTGTCCGCGAATTCCGGGTTGACCTCGATCGAGGTGTAGACCTTTTGGCGACGCTTCGAGAGCGCGATGAGATCGTCGGTCGGATCGATTTGGGCGTAGAGCGCCATCTTCCCTTTGAGCGGCCCGTCGCCGATTTCCCGTGCTTCCAAGGCGACTACGTCCCCGTAGGCCCCAAACGGTGTGTTTGCCGATAGCGGTGCGTAGCCCTTGATGTGTTCGACGTTCACGCGGGCCGCGTACAGCGCAGGATCATACTGTGCTGCCATCTGCGTAAGCCAATCGCGTTTGATTTCGCGCTCGTCGACGGTCGCACCTTCGACGGCGACACGGAAGAACTTTGTCTTGTTGTTTGCCATAGCAAGGCCGAGCATTGGGTGAGTGAGCGTGAGCCAATCATCGTGCTTGGTGGGCCGCTACTCAACGACGGGCGTGCGTGGTGGGCGCGGATACGCGGTGGCTTGCGTGCTCGCGCGTAGGGACGCCACTACGCTTGCGGCATGCTCGAAAACACGGATCCCGGACAACATGGTGACCTGCGCAAGAGGGCGCGCTCGCTCTACTGGCAGGGGTGGCGGATAGCATCGATTGCTCAGCACTTCGAACTTAAGCCGTCGACGGTGGCGTCATGGTGTCGTCGCGACAAGTGGAAGAGCGCGACACCATTTGATCGCATCGAAGCCGCGACCGAAACGCGTTTGATCGTGCTGATCGCCAAAGAGAAGAAGGACGGCGCGGACTACAAAGAAATCGACCTGCTCGGGCGACAAATCGAGCGGCTGGCTCGGGTGAGAAAGTTCGGGGAGACGGGGAGGGAGGGCGACCTTAGCCCGACTGTCGCCGCTCGCAACGCCGGTCCGAAGCGAAAGCCCCTGCGCAACGAGATCACGGATGAGCAGCAGGCGCGAATCGCGACCGCGTTCCGGGATTCGCTGTTTGACTACCAGAAGGTCTGGTATCGAAAGGGCGACGAGCGAACACGAAACATTTTGAAGTCGCGGCAGATCGGCGCCACGTGGTACTTCGCGCGCGAGGCATTCGTCGACGCGCTCGAGACTGGTCGGAATCAAATCTTCCTGTCGGCCAGCAAGGCGCAGGCGCACGTGTTCAAGCAGTACATCACGCAGTTCGCGCGCGAGGCGGCGGAAGTGGAGCTGACAGGCGATCCGATCCTGCTGCCGAACGGTGCGATTCTGTATTTTCTCGGGACGAACGCGCGGACGGCACAGTCGTATCACGGCAACTTCTACTTCGACGAATATTTTTGGGTCCCGAAGTTTCGCGAGCTGAACAAGGTCGCGTCAGGCATGGCGATGCATAAGCGCTGGCGCAAGACCTACTTCAGCACGCCGTCGAGCACGACGCACGAGGCGTATGAATTCTGGAGCGGTGCGCATGCGAACAGGGGGCGAGTCGGTAGCGACCGGATAGAAATTGACACGAGCCACGAGGCGCTCGCGCGTGGTGCGTTGTGTCGCGATGCACAGTGGCGGCAGATCGTAACGATCGTCGATGCGATTGCGGGTGGCTGCGCGTTGTTCGACATCGACGAGTTGCGACGCGAGTACAGCGCCGAGCAGTTCGCGAACTTGTTGATGTGTCAGTTTATCGACGATTCGTTGTCGGTTTTCAAGCTGAGCGAGCTACAGCGCTGCATGGTCGACTCGTGGGAGGAGTGGGCGGGCGACTTCTCGCCGCTGCTGTTGCGACCGTTCGGGTACCGTGAGGTATGGGTTGGATACGACCCCGCGCTGACCGGCGACTCGGCCGGCTTGGTCGTCGTAGCGCCGCCACGCATCGAGGGCGGGTCGTTCCGCGTGCTCGAGCGACACCAATTTCGGGGGAATGACTTCGAGGACCAAGTCGCTGCAATCGAGCAGGTCACTCGGCGGTACAACGTCGGGTACATCGCGATTGATACGACGGGGATGGGGCAGGGCGTGTATCAGCTCGTGCTCAAGTTCTACCCGGCCGCGGTGGCGTTGAACTACTCGCCCGAGGTGAAGACTCGTCTGGTGCTGAAAGGCCAGTCGGTGATCCGCAACGGTCGGTTGCAATTCGACGCGGGCTGGACGGACCTTGCTGCGGCGTTCATGGCGATCAAGCAGACGATGACGGCGAGCGGTCGACAGACGACTTTCACAGCCGACCGAAACGACGCGACGGGCCATGCCGACCTCGCGTGGGCCTGCCTGCATGCGATCGACCACGAGCCGCTGGCCGGTGGCGGCCCACAGTCATCGTCTTTCATGGAGATTTACTCATGACGAAGCGCCGCACTCAGGCGAGGCAGGGGAGCGTCTCCCGCGCGGAAGTATTCAGTTTCGGCGATCCGATGCCGGTGATGAAGGGGGCTGAGATTCTCGACTACGTGGAGTGTTGGTCGAACGGTGAATGGTTCGAGCCGCCCGTGAGTTTTGCGGGGCTCGCGAAATCGTTTCGCGCGAGCACGCACCACAGCTCGGCACTCTACTTCAAGGCGAACGTGTTGGCGTCGACGTTCCGGCCGCACAAGTGGCTCTCGCGGCAGGCGTTCGAGCGATGGGCGCTGGACTTTCTGACCTTCGGCAATGGCTACCTGGAGCGTCGCCGCAATCGGCTCGGGGGCACGCTGCGGCTCGAGCCGGCCTTGGCGAAATACGTTCGCCGCAAGGCGGACTTCAGTGGCTTTGTGTATGTCGACGGCACGCGGGACCGGCACGAGTTCGCGGCCGACAGCGTGTTTCAGCTTATGCGGCCGGACATCAACCAGGAGGTGTACGGCTTACCCGAATATTTGAGTTCGCTGCACTCGGCCTGGTTGAACGAGTCATCGACGTTGTTCCGGCGGAAGTACTACGAGAACGGTAGCCACGCCGGCTTCATCCTCTATATGACGGATGCGGCGCAGAAGCAGGACGACGTGGACAGCATGCGTGACGCGCTGAAAAACGCGAAGGGGCCGGGGAATTTTCGGAACGTCTTTATGTACGCGCCCGGTGGCAGGAAGGATGGCATTCAGCTCATCCCCGTGTCCGAGGTCGCCGCGAAGGACGAGTTTTTCAACGTCAAGAACGTGACCCGCGACGACCTACTTGCGGCGCATCGTATGCCGCCGCAATTACTGGGTATTGTGCCGGGCAACATGGGAGGTTTTGGCACGCCTGACACGGCAGCACGCGTATTCGGGCGGAATGAGATTCGGCCGCTTCAGCTCAGAATGAGTGAACTGAACGATTGGCTCGGCGACGAGGTGCTCCGATTTGACGACTATGCGATACTTTCAGTGGGTGCTCAGTGACGTGGTCGAGGTGCTAGAAGTGCATCCTCCATTGTTTGTGCAGTTGTCGAATCATGGCCCCAAAAAGCTTGTCGCAATTACAAGCAGGCCATTAGGTTTTTTCGTTTTCTCCATATATTCCTTGTAAGGACATCTGTGCCGTTTGCTGTCGGAGCTGCGCAAAATGATCTGTACCCAGCGTCTCTCTGAGCGATTGCATCAGATTATCCAAGGCAAGCTCCTTCGATAATTCTTCCCCGTTCCACTCGCCGAGACCGAGGAGCGAGGAAAAATTTCGATACATACGCTGGATCATCTCGCCCCGCTCCGGGAAACCGTCGCCGGCGTCATGTTTTGAGAACATGGCGTCAACGCCCACCATATGTAGGACTTTTTCAAATTTCCGCAGAAGGTCATCGGTGTCTGATGTAACCCAAAGCGCCCATTTTTGGCGAATTTGAGCCAGTTCGGAGGAGTGAGCCATCGCATCCTCGCATGGCCCTTTCTTCATCAAATCTCGAAGCGCGGCGTAGTATTGCTCCGTGTATGCTTCACAGAACTGGACGTAGCGATCGAATGCGACGGTTGCCATATGCGAGCTTGCAGTCGTGAACGCCCGACTGATCGTATCCTTGCGAGCCTCGGCATGACGATTCCAATATGCAATGAGAATAGCGGTGCCCTGGACTACGGCTGATCCCACCACAGTTCCCGCGAACCCGATCAACGCCGAGGAAACCCCGCTTGCCGTCGCTACAGCTCCGCTAGCAGCAGCATTACTAGCGGCAAAAACAGTAGACGCCACCATACTGACCCCTCACGTACGGAATTTTGTTGCCAACCATTGGCGAGACTATACAGCTCGCACCGGGCTTCGCCTCAATGGCACGCCGAGAGTATACAGATGGCGAAGTGCAGACGATAGAGTAATCAGGATGTCCCGCGCCGTGCTGGATTCTTTATCCAGTTGACCACGCTACTCATGAATGCCCAAACGTCGTCGTGCCCGGGTTGCACGTAGCTGGCATTACCGGGGTCACTGCCTAACCGCTCAAGCATCGCGACGGTCCAATCCGTCTTTTTGCCAGGGACTTTTAGTTTGGACAGCCAGCTTTCCAGTTCGCCACCACGCACAACAAAAATTCCATACTCCGCGAGGTTGTCAAAGAATTGGTCGGCTGCCAAGCGCCGATCGCCATCGAGAACGCTCACTCCGCCGTCTGACTTCATGTCTTTTCCAGACGCCTCGAAGTCGCTTTTGATGGAAGTCCTCTGTGCTTGGTATCCAGAGTGGAGCGAGACAGGCATCTGTGCCGCGCTAAGCCAGTCCGTCCACGTCTTTCCGCCGTCTTTGATAAGGTCGACGTCAGGAATAGCCGCGGCGGGGACGCCAAACCTCCGGAGTGGTCCGATGATGTCCTTGATGGTTTGTTTGTTCTGTGCGTTGACAAACAACACTGATGGAAGATTATCGGCATGCGCAGATAAGCGGTGATATATTTCGCCGTAGAATGCTCGGTCGTTATCAGACTCTGTCACTACCACTCCATCATAGAAAAGCCCCGATATTGCGTTTGCACTGCGCATTAATGGGTTTTTGAAAAGGGCTTCCAGCTCAGTAGGGTCGACCATCCTTCCGCGTGACTTGCCATCGCTGTGTTCGAGTCTCACAATGCGAATGTTTTTGGATGCCTGAACGCAACCCATCAGAAAGTCTGGACTGTGAGTTGCGGCGAAAAGTGCTCCGCCACGCTCTTGAGAAATTGTCGCCAGATGCTTCCCGAGCTTTCTAGCTAGCGGTGGGTGGAGGAACGCTTCAGGTTCGTCAACTAAGATTGTGTGGAAATCGCCGGACATAATAGCAGTGATTATGCCAGTGTACGCTTGAACCCCGTCGCTTGCGTCTTTGATATGTGTTGCGTTGGCATAGAACGTTCTCGCCGCATCGTTCAGAGACTGCTCATCCGCGGTCGGTGGCGTTGCTGAGAGTCGAATTCGCAGGGTGCCTAATTTTGTCGGGTCTATGACGAAGTAAAGGCCGAGCGCGTCATGGATGAGCTCTTGCGTCTCCTTTCGTGCATGGTCGTCTTGGAAAAGATGAGATAAGACATTTTGTGGTGACTCGAGAAGATCTCCGCCGATCTGGTCGTTCGTTAGATTGAACCGTGATCGACCGTCGAGCCTAATGGCTCCCCATTTGAGGATCTGTTGCGCCCAGTATTTCTTGTTCTGCCTATCCCGGGAGACATTGAGCATGGTTTGCTTATGGATTGAATGATTTTCGCGCCCGATGTTTGGATTTATTCTCCCCACCAGAAGGATTTCCGGGTCGGTGCCAACCGGTTGCTGGTCGGTCAGTTCTTTGACTATTTCGAGAGTTTCATCATCCGACGGCCATTTAATGTCGAAGTCGCAGACGATTTTTCTTATCGTTTCGTGTTGTTGGCCCAAAAAGATGTCGTCGATTTCTCTCAGTGCAAGGCTTTTCCCCGAGTTGTTTGGGCCGACAAATATCGTGATCCCCTGAGGATCAAGGATGAGGGGCGTATTTTGAGTGAATTTTAGCGTGATTGAGGTAAGCATGATCCGCTCTATCGTGTGGTTGCCGCGCGTGAATGTAGGAACTTGGACTGTACCGCAGATAGTGAGTCACGCAACTTGGGCGTCGAGGCGGCGCGCGGACTTTGTCGGTGCTGTGCAATTGCGGCTCGTCCGAATGCACATCCACTCTGACGAGACCTTCGGCAGTCCCCTCCCCGCCTGCGGTGCGGGCAAAGGACAGCACTTTTAGTGCAGTAGACCGCAGCGCTGTGCGCTGCCCGGTGAGAGGGGGCGGGGACCGAAGGGCTGGGGCGGAACAACATGCGATCCAATGCACACAATTGCAGCTCGCCGCATCTCGCTCAACAGGGGATCGAGAATCAATCAATCGCGTTCCGCGGCAGGTCCCAGCATTCAGCCTAGTCCTCGTTGCACAACTGGGTGCTGAGCGAGCAAGTTTCTAAGAGTCGCCTTCTCGTTATCGTCCAGTTCAAAGCGCTTCGCTATTACGTTGAGCAAGCCGTTGAGGCTACTATCCCTGGATTTGTTGCGTTGACTGTTGATTCTTTCTGAAATGTCTTCGACTGATTGCGCCTGCGGAGCATTTTTCTTGAACAGAGCAAAATCATTTGAAGGCACCCAAGCCACATAGCGGGTCATTTGCTCCTCAACGAAACGATCGTACGTTGCTTGGTCAGCGATGGCACTTGGTACATAGTCGTCGGTGCCAACTCGTGAGTATAGATTTCCCACTAACCACCCGAGTTTCGCTCTGAAATTTTCCTTAAGTTCGACAATCTTTGCTGCTAAGCACGTTTCGTAATGCTCTGCTGCCTTAATGGAAATCGACAAGTGCAGTAGCGTGCAGCAATCGATTGTAATCCCGGCATCGGGTTCTGCTTTGAGGAAAAACAATTGTGTGTCGTTGTTGTTGAATATTTTATTGAGCGAATCTTTTAATGTGTGCTTGTGCCGATCGCTGCAAAAATATTGTTCTTGGAATTTGATGGCGCCGTCAAATTTTCCGATTGCTCGCCCTATGATTACATCCAATGGTCTAACAGCTGCCAACGTCACATATCGCGATTTGCATTGTTTGCCGCTTCGGCGAACGAGATCGCAGCTCTGCGTTAGAACCTGAAAATAATGGTACTTGTCGCTGGCGTAGTGGGGATGAACTTGCCCGATAAGGGCGAGCAACTCGGGTGTCTTTTTTAAGACGTCCCCTTGTTGCAGTTCTGTGAAATCTGGGGTGTCCGAATAGGTGAAGTGCATGGCGCAGTTCAAGCATCACTGGACGGACTATTTCTTATCGCCACCTGCTCGGCTCCCGCTAAGCAGTGTGTTGACAGCCTTGTATGCAGCTTGTTTCGACGTGATGGAGATAGTGCTCACGCCCGCGCCTTTCTCGATCGCAACTGGCGTGTACGTGGCGGTGACAGCTTTTTCCGACGAGGTGCGTCTAAGGACATCGTAAGTCTCCACGTTCTCATAGTCGCTCGTGGGGACGGAGCCGGTGCTAACCGACGTTGTGCGATATGACGTCACGATACTCTCCTATTGTGCCAATTCTAGATCAATGTCATACACATTAGACAAGAAGTCGATGGCCATTTTTTTCAACTGGGCCGGGCGCTCTGGCGTCAAATAGTTTGACATCTCCTCGACGGTTCTTACATCGCTGTGGAAGTTAAACTCGACAGTAAGCATGCCATTGGCATTCTCTAGCGTTAAAAATAGGGTTCTTCCGTCGGCTAACGCAAAGCCGCGTTTGATACCCGCGCTGACAGCTCTGAAGACAGCTGCGTCGATGTTGCCTGCGTCTGGAAAAGTGAACAATTCGGCTAGCCCGGCGCTATCATCTACAGAACCAACAAATCGGAAATTGATCCCCATGCCGGTTACGGGCGTATGCGGCAACAATGCTGCGATTTGACGGAACTTGCTCGCGCATGTGGCCATCAACTCGTCCGAAACGGTTGCGGCATCTAGTGTCAGGATTTGCGCCGACGGATAGATGTTAATGCTATCTACGGTGATGCGGACGGGGGCAGCGGTGACTGGGAAGCTCATGGCCATCATCACGTCCCTTTCCTTGTCTTCCGCAAGGTTCGCCTTCACCCATTCGGGCGAAAAAATCGCCTGGTTCCACGCCCCGATCACATTGATGTTAAAGGCGCTAGTGCTGTTGTCGTGTATCTTCATGTCCGCTCGGACCGGTTACCGTATCGTGCCTGCCCATCGCACTCGTCCAGCGTTGAAGCTTGCAGCGTAGACCGCTTTGTGTCTAGGTGCCAGAGCACGCACCCTCTTGCTTTGTTTACGGAACGGAGCTGCTGGGGCTTTAGGGTGTTAAAAATGGTGCCGCAACGGCGCGCACTGATGCGCTTGGCCCCTATACGGGCATCGATTGTCCTAGGTTAGGAGTGAATTTGCAATGCGGTCCGACGCTGTGGCGGCGATCCCCGCGCGGCTTGCTGACAAGGATGATGTCTCCCGGCATCCGCCTCCGTTTCCGTCGGCAGACTTCCGCACGGAAGATGCCAACTGGACCCAGCCGAACGTGCGTGCGTTGCTTGATAAACTCATCTGCAGCTATAGCGTCGGCCGTGACCCGGTGAACGGACCCGAACCCACAGTTTGGCTGCGGCGGTGTCCTGTCGGCCCTGCGACGCACGGGACGGGAATTGGATGCCGCCGGCGTCGCAGTCGAGTCGCTCGAATAAGTGCGAGTCAATGGGTGCGAAGCGGTGCGATGGCATCCAATATCACACGACGAACGTGGTTGCACCATTGGAGCATTGTCTCGATGTGCTGGGTTGGGCGCCCGGAGTTTGCTGTCCTCGCTATGCCGGCGGCGCCATCGACGCGAACATGCCGACGAGGAGGAGCACGGGCAGTGCCAGAAGCGCCACACCGTTTATCAGCGGATACCACCTGTGATTGCGCACAGTCGCCCGGAGTCCGAGCGCCCATACGATCGAAGACAGCGCGCCGATAATCCACAGAAGATACGCTGCTTCGCCGTCAGACAGCGCTGCTGCGTATCCGAGAATGGTGGAGTGTGCGATCACTTATTAAACTCCATGAAATTCCATCTATACATCTCGAAAAATTTTAGGAAATCCGATTCCTGATTTTTTGTTTTAAAGTTCTTGTAGTCCCAATGCTGCCCGTCTTTTGATTTAAATTGTCCTGTCTCTGGTGGCATCCCGGCGTACGCCGACTGCCCTGGATCTGCTGAGTTTCGCTTGAAAACTTTGTTGATCCAGGTTATCGGCTTGTGAATCGTCCAGTCAGAGTTTCCCTGGTAAATGTCGATTTCACTGTCAGATTTTCGCGTGACGACTTGTATATGGTGAGCTGTATTGTGTGATGCGCTGCCCTTTGCATCGAGCGCAAGCGCGAGTACGTCACCAGCCTTGAGGTCAGCTGCCCCGCCAAGCTTCAGGGTGTTGATCTTATCGCGCTGGATGTCGGGCGCGCCGAAGGTAACCATCACCATATCAATGAACCCGCGCGGAGTTTGAGGGTAGTCCTCGTGATAATCCGGGTCATAGATGTCCATGTTTCGATATTCCCTAACCCCATCGGTCAGCTTCACCGGGAGGCCGTTCGCCGATGCGAATTGGCAAAGGATTTCAAGTGCGAAGTCTTCACATGTGAAGGTCCTGCTCGAGGTGCGCGCCGTTTCCGCTAGTTGCGGGACAGCCGCCTGATAGGCCGTAACGTCCTTATCTGTCCATGGCTTGGTCGTCTTCCAATAGACCTTGAGTCTGCAAGTATGGGGTGTTTGGTCGCTCTTGGGCGTGAGAGGTGCTGAGACCGCCTTGCTCATTGAGTGTCCCCTTTGCGCAGCTGTACAGTGATCTCCTGGCCCTCGCTCCCCGACACTATCGGCGTACGTCCGTCCGCGTCTGTGGTTACCGGTGCAACGGTGCCGTCCGCTCCTGTCAGGTGGACACGGATGCCGGTAACAGGTTGACCTCGATCGTCAACAAATCGGAAATGGCGATCGAAGCCGGCGTCGTCTCGATTCGCAGCCCGTTCGAGTCTGCTGCCGTCACTGCCAAATCCAAGCGTCGTCAGCTGGTCCGATTCGAACGACTGAAACATAGTATCGTGCGACGCAATCAGTCGAGGCGGTGGCTCGCATCCACAGATACATAGGTCATTTTCTAAGGCAATTTGCTTGCCGTCATATGCCATTGACCAACGCGGCCCCCAAGCCGCAATGTACCCCTCGGATTTGCACGCCGGACAAGCGATCTTCGCCCCATGGTAGGCGAGAGGAGTGCCCTGGTTGAACCCCGTCAGTACGCCTTCTATAACTACTCCGTTGGCGGTTGTTTTGTCACCTATGCCAATCACGCTGCGTTTCATGTTTTCTTCGTTGGATAGTATTTTCGCACGTTGCGCATCTCAGCAATGACGATGCACACTTCCGACTCGGTGGGATCATAGCGACACTCCCGCGAGGCGGCAATCGAGGCGGTGGTTTACGTCGGCTCTGCAATTGGCTCAACCCCACACGACAGAATGAATGGGTAATAGGTGCCGATGCAGATGCATGAGGGAGCGGTGAAAATCGGACATTTTTGCCCGTTCGCAGCCTGAAAGCAGGACCCGGCGACTCTCCGCCTGTTAGGGGGCGGCGAAGCGGATTGTCGTGCGTGCGGAGTTGGGTGGGATCCGGCAACGCCGAGGTGCGCGCTGTGCCGCTTCGTGGTGGGCCGTGCCGCCTAGTGCTCGGCGACAAGCGGGCGAGTGACGGCCTGGGTTATGGCGTCGCGCGCTTCATTGATTCCGGCCTCCAACGTGCCAAATAACGCGACCTGGGCGGGAATTGAAAGTGACGCGAACGCCGATGCCACTTCTTCGACTGCAAGCAATTCGGCCAGGGCGTGCATTCGATCGAGGCATATCATCGCGGCGTCAAGGGGAGACTGCTGAAGATCAGAATCTGCGGCAACGTTTTGCATGACGTGCGCTCCTTGCGCGGGTTCGCTGACCCGGACCCCAATGCTAGATCGGGTGGCCGAGCACGAGACGAGGTTGGCATACCGGCACACTGGGGACCGGCGAGCCCGAAGGCTCCCTCGTCAAGGCCCGACCATTGGAGGAGGCGCAAGACGGCAGACGGCCGCGGGAATTTCGCATGTTTTCCCGCGGTCGCCTACCCAGTGTATTGCCGGATGCCAATCCGGGTGCCCGGTGCTCTGGACACGCCCGCCATAGTAAGGACGCGACGTCGGCAGAATCAAGTCGGTGGCACGATTATCGGATTCGTCCTAGGGGCGGAGTGTTCGAACTATGGGGCGCCCCTGACCGGGGCGAGAGCACCCAGAAGCCCCTCACGTCAGTTAGTGCACCTCGGCCTATGCGGTCGCGCCGGCCGTCGGTCATTAAATAAGCATGGTATGCCTTGGTCACCCTGCGTTTTGGGACGACCGTGGGAAACCGGTAACTCGCGCCACAAGGCGGTAGCGCGTCTCCCAGGCCATTGAATTGCCAACGATTTCGCGTTACCGAGTAGCCGTCACGGCGGGTAACGAAAACAGTAACCCTCGCTCAAGGTCTTGGTAGACGGGCAGGGGGAGCGTCAACAGCGTGACCCGACAAAAAGGTGACGAGTGACTTTTCTGTTATTGCATTGTGACCGGGACGAAGAACCCCGGACCGTTGGGCTGCCGGGGGCTGCGGGCTGAGTACCCACCAGCGTTACCCGCGTTACCTTTTCCCGCAGGCTGCATTTCCTCGCGGCCTGCCGCTTCCGCACTTTTCGCGCACCTCCGCAAGGAGGACCAAGCGGCTCCCATCAGCACTACGCCAAATTTACGCCAAATGAAAAGGCCCAGCCTTGCGGGCTGGGCCTTTTACGGGATTTTTTGGTGCCGGAAAGAGGAATCGAACCCCCGACCTTCGCATTACGAATGCGCTGCTCTACCGTCTGAGCTATTCCGGCATCAGAGAAACGAAATTATGCCGCCCTTTTTAGGACTTGGCAAGCCCCTCGTTCAACTTTTTTCTTCGAGGTGGTACCGGGTGACGCGCTCGACCTCGTTCTTCGAGCCGAGGAACACGGCGACGCGCTCGTGCAGGCTCTTGGGCTGGATGTCGAGAATGCGCTCGACGCCGTTCGTCGCAGCGCCGCCGGCCTGCTCGACGATGAACGACATCGGATTCGCTTCGTACATCAGACGCAGCTTGCCGGGCTTGTCGGGCGTGCGCTTGTCGGCCGGATACATGAAGATGCCGCCGCGGTTCAGGATGCGGTGCACATCGGCGACCATGGAAGCGACCCAGCGCGTGTTGAAGTCCGACTGGCGGGGCCCCGTCTTGCCGGCGAGCAGTTCGTCGACATAGCGCTGCACGGGCGGATACCAGTGCCGTTCGTTCGACGCATTGATCGCGTATTCGCGCGTGTCTTCGGGAATGCGCAGGTTGCTCTGCGTGAGCACCCAGGATCCAAGCTCGCGGTCGAGCGTGAAGCAGTTCACGCCGTTACCCGTCGTCAGGACGAACACCGTTTGCGGACCGTACACGGCATAACCGGCTGCGACCTGCTTCGTGCCCGGTTGCAGGAACGATTCCTCGGTCGCGTCCTGGCCATCGGGGCAGCGCAAGACGGAGAAAATCGTGCCGATCGAGACGTTCACGTCGATGTTCGACGAGCCGTCGAGCGGATCGAACACAAGCAGATACTCGCCGCGCGGATAGTTGGACGGAATCGGGAACAGCGTCTCCATTTCCTCGGACGCCATCGCGGCGAGGTTGCCGCCCCATTCGTTGGCGTCGAGCAGGATCTCGTTCGACAGCACGTCGAGCTTCTTCTGCACCTCGCCCTGAACGTTCTCGCTGCCGGCCGAGCCGAGCGCTTCGCCGAGCGCGCCTTTGCTCACGTGATAGCTGATCAACTTGCAGGCGCGCGCCACGACTTCGATCAAGAGGCGCAGGTCGGCCGGCAGATTGTTCGTCTCGCGCTGCTGCTCGATCAGGTATTTCGTCAGTGTGGTTCGTCGTTGCAAAGACATTGCGTGCTCCGAAGGATTGCAAAGGGAATGGCGCGATTTTACTCGCCGCGCGCCGCCCGCCGCGTTTTTGTCCTTCGGCGCGGGTGTTTCGGGCCACAGGCGGCCCCTGTTGTCCGAAACACCCGAAGCGAAGCGCGGTTTGTCAGGCCAATGCCTTTTCCACGATTTCGCGCACGTCGCGCGACTTCACCTGCGACGCCACGCGTTCGAGCGCTTCGCGCATGCGCTCGCGCAGCGCCGGCGTGTAGCGCCGCCAGAGCTCGAGCGAGCGCGCAAGTCGCGCGGCCACCTGCGGGTTCAGCGCGTCGAGCGCGATCACCTGCTCGGCCCAGAACGCGTAGCCCGAACCGTCCTCGGCATGGAATTGCGCCGGGTTCGCCGCGCAGAAGCTGAAGATCAGCGAGCGCGCGCGGTTCGGATTCCTTAACGTAAACGCCGGATGCGCCATGAGCTTGCGGACGATCTCGATCACGGGACGCTCGGCGGTGCCGCGCTGCGTCGCCTGAAGGGCGAACCATTTGTCGATGACGAGCGGTTCCGCTTCGAAGCGACGGTAGAAGTCGTCGAGCGCGCGCTCGGCCACCGGCGCGCCCGTCGCGGCGCCCGCTGCGATCAGCGTGGCGAGTGCCGCAGCCCGGTCCGTCATATTGTCGGCCGCGTCGTATTGGGCGTTGGCGAGGCGCACCGCATCCGACGGCTCGTCCAGTTCTGCCAGATAGCCGAGCGCGAGGTTCTTGAGTGCTCGGTCGCCCGCAGCGTCGGCCGTCGGTTCATAGGGGCCGGGGCGTGTGTGGGCGTTGTAGGCGCCGAGCCAAGCATCGCGCAGCGCCGTCGCGAGCCGTTGCCGCATGAATTGCCGCGCGCGGTGAACGGCCGCCGGGTTCGCTTCGGCCATCTGCTCGGCCAGGTACGATTCCGAGGGCAGCATCAGCGCGAGCTCGCGGAAAGCAGCCGACAATGACTCGTCGGTGAGCACGCGCGCGAATGCCGCCACGATCGAATCGTCGAGCGAGAGCGGCTGGCCCGCGGCGGCACGTGCCGCAAGCGCGAGCAGCTCGCGCGTGGCGAGCCGCTGGCCCGCTTCCCAGCGATTGAACGGATCGCTGTCGTGCGCAAGCAGGAAGGCGAGTTCGTCGTTCGTATAGTCGTACTCGACGATCACCGGCGCTGAGAAGTTGCGCAGCAGCGAGGGCAGGGGCGCTTCGTCGACATCGACGAACGTGAACGAAGCCTGCGCTTCGGTCAGCTCGAGCACGCGCGTGGTACCCGATGCGGTGCTTTCGCCTTCGAGCTTGAGCGGCAGATCGCGGCCGTTGCTGCCGATGAGGCCGATCGCGAACGGGATGAGAAGCGGCCCCGTTTGCGTCTCGCGGGCGGCGGGCGACGCGTCGCCGTAACGTTGAGCGAGCGTGACCGTATAGCGCTTGGCGGCGGCGTCGTA